TATTTGAGTAACTAAAGGTGCAGCCATACTATATCCTAATATTTTATTCATCTTCTTTACGTTCTTTAAAATAGTTCAAAATATCCTTTTTAAACTGTTTGGAAAAGGATTCGGTTGGTACCAAAATACCTACTTTGTCATAGGTAAGATGTTGCAACGGCGAATATTGATGTTCTATCAATATTTTCCATCTCTCTACATATTTTCGGTTTGCTTTCGTACCATGGTAATGATGCCGTATGACTCCTGGTACATATCCTAACCGCAATGATTTAGCCTTTTCTTGGTAATCTAACATACTTTGTTTATAATCAGGATGGTATTGATAATTCAAGTTAATGTTCACTTTGTTGATTAACGATAACGCCATAATACTATCACCTGACCCCAACACTCCTTTGTCGTAAATACCTACTTTATCGTAAGCTTTGCGCGTCATGGCCCATGCGTACCCCGGATGCCAATAGTCCAACCCTTTAATCGTGTATGGTTTGTTTTTAGAAAAACTGTATCCAAAACTGTTGAAAATATTCAAGGTAGATTCATCTTTGGCCATATCTATACAGTGACTAAACAATTGAACAATGTCTTTTGACCCGTTTAAAATTTTCAAAGTATCCAACGCCCATGTTGTATTCTCAAATTCTACATCGGCATCAATCCATGCAACAGCTTTCCAGTTAGCAGGCAACAAATATCGAATACCCAATTGAATCATATTTTCTTTGTGCCAAATAGGGTGCTTCGTCTTCAGTTGCAAATGGCACGGATTGGATGAACTGGTCACCATGAATTTCTGATGTTTGTAAATCATTTCGACTACATAGACTTGTATGTGTTCGTCGTCTTCCAGCCTTCGTATGAATTCGTTGAATAATTTGTACCGTGTCGCATATAAACAAGGATTTGAAATAACAACCAACACATGTAATTTAGTTTCAATTGGGTCGTTGTTTTGAATTGCATATTTGATATCATTGACCTTATAATCAATACAATCAATTTCAATTCCATTAATTACTGTCATATATATATTGTTTATTATTTTGTGTTTATAGTTTTTTTCTTTATTCTTTTTTTACCTCCATGTTTTATTGGTTTCTGCTCTAGAAATAAATGTTTGTTCTATAGTACTTAGTTTATCCATTGGAATATCTTCTCTGAAAATATATTGCTCCATGGTATAGGTGTTCATTCGTTATTATGTTTCTATCAGGCCTATAGAATATATTTTATCTTCTTTTTCACTTGGCCTAGTAATTACAAGAACAAAATGATGAGCTGGAACACCAAATACAGTTTGGGTATCAACAACACCGTATATTTATCATAAGGTGATATTTCAATTGGACGTAAATGGATTACTTTACTAATATCATCCGTGTATTTTTATTTCGGTTCAAAAATAGAATACAAGGGTGTATTATCAATTCTTCGTAATTTCATATCGTATTCAGCCATAATATATTATACTATATTATGGAAGGTTTTGATACGTCTACTGACAATTTAGCAAATCTTTTTGTTACAAAATTTTATACTATTGCAGCAGATGGAGAAAATATACCTGATATACAAAGTGATGTAACCAATAGTATGAATATGATTGGTAATCCTAATCCTATTGTTCGAAATGTGACGTTACCAACCTATAGATTACTTCTAGCCCAAGCAATTCAACAAATCGATGCAGTACGGGGCGACAATGATGCATTCAATCCTATTATAGACCATTTGCAAAATTTCTATCATGATGGAATAGCACATGGGTTGTGGGATGAATTTGGTCCTGCTCCACCACCTCCTGAATTAAGACGTGCAGGAGGTTCAAAAAAAAAGAAAAAGAAGAAAAGAAAAACACGTAGACGTTATTTTTGAACCATTCGAAACAATATATAAGCGCCTAACAAATAAATACTAGCTGCGTATATTTTCACTACTTTATCTGAATGTACTTTGCCTGTTGTCATACCTTGTCTGCATGATTGATTCGTTACTGGATTATTACGATTAGAAAACCAACATGGATTATACTCTTTGATATCTGATTCACATACATATTTTTCATCTTCGCTTGTAGCATTGTTTATATCCCGTATGGGCATTTTTATTTTTTGGCAAGGTGTTTCTTTATCAAAAGCTGTAAATAATTTAGCAGGATTCATATAGGCAATATTGCCTAACACGCCCGGAACAAGCCCTTCAAATGACGTCATATTTTCACCCATAGCAGCAGATATGAATGGAATATCTCCATCAGGTACATTATTAATGTATACATAACGTGTTTGTTCTGCACCTGTAGCATCTTTGCATTTACCCCCTGTGTCCATAAAATATTTATTTCCTAAAGGACTAACCGCTTGTGCATTTGACTGTCCACTTACTAACACTTGTACATAGCTAATAAGGGCTTTTACATCATTTTTAAGTGGAGTTATACCAGCGCTAGGAGATGCACCTAACTTATCTGGTTGCAAAATATATTTAGAATATGGATAAGTATTTGAATCTGACATACTATAGTATATTATTTAATCTTAATTATATTTGTCCGCTTGCCCTGGAAGATTAACTTGTAATTTAGTTGTTTGATTGGATAATTGCGTAATTTGCTGTTGAATTGTATTTAAAAGTTCATCCGTCACAGTAATTTGTGTTAATTGCTTTTGAAATGTTGCCAAATCTCCTTGTTGTTCTTGACTTACTGTAGTTGGATTATCAAATCCTTCTTTTTGTTTCAAAATCCCCACCGCTAAAAAAAACAGAACAAATAAAAAAAGTATGGCTACATTTGTCCACATTACACATAGTATAGATATTTATTGAGGCAATTTATTCACTGTATCTGCCAACGTACTTAATTGTGTTGTATTGACATTTAGTTGGGTTTGAATGGAATCTACTTTTGATTGTAAATCTAAAATCTTTTTCATATTGGCACTTAAAGTGTCTATACTATTTTGATTTTCTTTAGCAATACTTATACAATTTTCGTCTGTACCCGTAGTTGCTCCTTCTTTATAAGGACGTGGTATATAGTTTAATAAAAGAACAATTAGTAGTATGGCTAAAATATAAATCAACATAGTATTAATATATATTTTTTAACATCTAAATATATGGGTTATATTAATGTACCTACATCTACCAAACAATTAATTTATTCGTACAAAATACAAAAAAATGTTTCTGATGTAGCCTACAATACTCGTTATTATCCTGTGAATCGTCCTATGAAACATTACAGAAAACAAGGTGTCCAAACTGCGATAAATACGTATACCAATGCAAATAAACCTTGTAATCCAACCTGTGATTCAAATAAACAAATAGGGTTACCCATTAAAATGTTGTCCAAAGATGCGTTCGGTGAAACAACAACTTGTTGTACGGATACACAAGGACCGATTGGACCCAACGGTCCTAGTGAATCCAACGTTGGAAATGTAATGAGTTTCAGTGGAAATGCCAAGTTAAAACGGGCAATACAACCTAACAGCAAATCCTATTACTCAGATACTCATTCTTATTTACGAAGCCGCGGTAACACGTATGCTACCAAATCCAATTTTAGAGGTACTCCAAAACCCACACCTAACAACACTTATTACGAAACACAAGAAGGACTTCCAGAATGTGGAAGTCCTTCTTATATTACAACTGTATATAAACCAAGCAACAAACCGTTTGCAACACAAGGTGCTGTATCCTCGAGTACACGAATGATTAAATTAGACTATGATACAATTCGGAAAAACAATCAAACGTTTGTAAAACCATTCAAAACAACTATTTATTATTCACCTGAACCCGTCTTTTTTGAAAAAAATAATGTAAATAAATGTTACAATTCAAACAAATGTTACAATTTTACAGCGAATACTCCAGCAAGACAAGCGGCATTATTTGCAGTACCAGGTGTCAAAACTTAAAAATCGGAAGTAAACATGGTCGATACGGTTTTAGTTGTATCTGCCATCGCATATTCGCCTACGCGTTTTTCGAAAAAATTTGTTTTTCCTTCCAACGATATTAATTCCATGAATGAAAATGGATTGGTTGCATTATAAATGGGAGAGTAGCCCATTTGAATACAAAGACGGTCAGCTACAAATTCAATGTACGTACTCATCGAAGGCGCGTTCATTCCAATCAACCTACACTGGAGTGCATCATTAATAAACTCTTTTTCAATCTCAACAGCTTCTTTTACAATTTCAAGAAATAAACTAGAAGATAATGCGGGTTCTAGTTTGTACAATAAAATGGCAAATTCTGTATGCAATGCTTCATCCCTACTAATCAATTCATTACTAAAGGTTAGTCCTGGCATGATTCCTCTTGATTTTAGCCAATAAATACTGCAAAATGCACCGGAAAAGAAGATGCCTTCAATGCATGCAAAAGCAACTAATCGCGTGGCGAACGAAGAAGAGTTGGTAATCCATTTTAATGCCCAATTGGTTTTCTTTTCGATACATGGAAAATTTTCCATAGCATGAAACAGTGTCAATTTATACTCGGGGTCTTTGATATAGGTATCAATCAATAAACTGTACATTTCAGAATGTATGTTTTCCATGGCAATTTGAAACCCGTAAAAAGCGCGTGCTTCTGATAACTTTACATCCATCATAAATCTGGATGCAAGATTTTCAAGCACAATACCATCACTGGATGCAAAAAAGGCCAATATCATGGAAATGAAATGTCGTTCTTGGTCGGTCAATTTTTTCCACGATTCAATATCAGAAGATAAATCTACCTCTTCTACACGCCAAAAACAATCCACTTGTTTTTTGTACATGTTCCATATAGATTGGTTTTGAATAGGGAACATGGTGTACGTGTCCGACATAGTAATACTATAAAGATAGATTTAAATTGAAATATAATTATATAGGGAATACTAAACAAGATGGCGTGTGCAGTCGCATCACTATTTATCCATGAACACCGTGAAGAATCAATAGAAGAGTTGTTTGCTCAACTCATTAAAATTGTTCCTAAAATTCATCATGAACCTTTTCCTGTGACAGCTGTCACACTGACAGGACGTATACTACACATTCAAGTAGACCCTAACGACACGATTCTTCAAGTTAAACAAGAAATTTATAAACAAGACCAAATTCCATTCGACCAACAGCGTCTTGTATTCAATGGAACAACATTAGAAAATGATAAATTTGTGTATGAATACGGAATTAAATCTGATTCACGCCTACATTTAATTTTACGGTTACGTGGAGGGATGTTTCATGAATCGTCGTCGCGCAGTGATTTCTTATCCTTATCGTATAAAAGTAAAGAATTGTTAGAAAAAGGATTATCCATGATTCGATATATGAGAAATCAATATGATAGAACAGATATTATAGATAAAATTCATTCAAAATGGATGGAATGCAAAGAAGAAGAAATACCATCCATTTTGAATGTAATTGAAAATTATTATGTAAATTAATGAATTATTTTTTTAAAATAATACTATATGTTTCCACTTAAGGTAAATAAACAAAATTCAAAAATTCCACTTCAATTGAACAAAAAAAATATACAATCTATGATACCTTTAAATTTGTATCAAACATGGTATACTTTAGATTTACCTCCAAATATGAAAGAAAATGTAGAATTATTAAAACAACACAACCCAGAATTCAAACATTATTTATATGATGATGCAATGTGCCGCGACTTTATTCAACAAAATTTTGATGCAGACGTGTTATATTCATTTGATAAATTGAAACCAGGAGCATACAAAGCTGATTTATGGAGGTATTGCATATTGTACAAAAAAGGTGGAATCTATTTAGATATAAAATATAAATGTCTCTCTCATTTCAAATTAATTGAATTAACCAATAAAGAATATTGTGTGAGAGACCGATGGTACAAAGGTAATGTAGGAATTTATAATGCGTTATTGTGCTTTAAAAGCAATAATCATATGTTATACAAATGTATACAAGCTATTGTAAACAATGTAAAAAATAATGTATATGGTTATTCTGAATTATATATAACAGGACCCCATTTAATGAGAAATTTCTTTTCTAAAGAAGAGCTAATTCAATTGCCCTTAACTTTCAATGGTAATTACATTCTATTTCAAAATTCACCTATCATGGTTGTATACAATAACTATCGAGAAGAACAAAAAAAATCATCTAGTAAATATTACGAAACAATGTGGAAAGAATGTGATGTATATAATTACCCTATGTTAGAACCATCTTGCAATGAAACTTTGTCTGATGTGTTACCTGTTATTATTCATACTTGGAATCCATTTAAATTTAATTATACGGATTCAGAAACGATAGAAACAAAAAATTTACCAAAATATTTCAATCATATACGAGGATATAATGGATTTATAAAAAATAATGAATTATGGTTTATACTACATAAAATACAGTCTTTTTTTGCCGTTTTTGATACAACTATGAATTTACTTCGTTATTCTGAATTTTTTGAAATAAAAAAATATTCCAATCTAGGTGAATATAGTGTAGAATCCATAGAAAGATTAAAATGGTATATAGAATAGTTTAAAAATATATTATACTATTATGAAAAAAATAATTTCATTTTGTTTATGGGGTAATAACCCAACCTATAATATTGGTGCTATTCGAAATGCAGAAGATGCATTAATCCTATATCCAGATTTTGAATGTTGGTTTTATATAGATAAGAATACTGTACCTCATGAAACGATTGAAAAATTAATATTATTATCGAATACTAAAATTATTTTAAAAGAGGAAGATACAATAATTGAACATTGTAATCCAAGAATGTGGAGATTCGAACCGATTGATGACCCAGAAGTTGAAATTATCATGTCAAGAGATACGGATACACGTTTTACACAAAGAGAAAAATTAGCAGTGAATGAATGGTTATCGAGTAATAAAACATTTCATATCATGAGAGACCATCCACATCATAACTTTTGTATTTTAGGTGGAATGTTCGGCACAAAAAAAAATACCAGAATTGTCTAATTGGATGAATATAATGAATTTATACAAAAAAAGGGATGTCAGAATGTACGACCAGGATTTTTTAAGAGATTACATTTATCCTTTAATCAAAGAGGATTGTGTTGTGCATGCTTCATTTCATCAAAAAGAACATCATGCAAAGCCTTTTCCAATTAACTATTGTAATGAGTACAGATTTGTTGGAGAATATGTGTATGCAGACGAATCTAGGTCAAACTATCACATAGATGAATTAAAAAGATTTCTCTAAAAAAATAAATACAGGAGACACTTACTTTATATGTTGCCCATGTAGCTGAATTATTCGTCGTCGCTTTCTGAATCATCCCCGTTGGTTGTACCTGTATCTTCTGGGTCTGTCGCATGTTGTTCTACAATTGCGTCAAACCGTTTTTCGATAGCGTTGGATTGACAATTGCGAATATCTCCCGCACCAAGTTTTTTGAATGTAGAAGGCATATATTTTTTGTTAGAAAGTAGTTTACCAATATACCATACAAGAGCAGGATGTATTTCCTCGTGAAATAAATAGCTGTGTACAGCTAGCCCCAGGATACCGCTTAATTTGCCGTAGATGCGTCGAAATTTAGTTACCTTTTTCCCTACGTTGGCTTCTAGTACCTCGAAATAGGCATCTAAAAAGGGTTGAATTTTTTCTGGTTTTTCGGTGGTGCGCATGTATTCACCATTTTTGTAGTAAGAAGTGGTCAAACATGCAGATTCATCCTTGGATAGAGTGATGCACATACCTGCAAAATCCGCCAGTCCACCGCGCGTTTTCCCTTTTCCGATAGAGCCAAAATATTTGCTGATTGGTTCATGATTTTTAGAAAGTATATCAACCATACATTGCCCCATCGGCAAATCCTTGCATGAATGGAACCTATCGTTGTCCGTCAACGATTTGTGGTCGTTTGTACGTTGAAATATTTCAATGCGGCGAATAAGAGTTAAATCGCGCGCCCGCCAAGTATTCGTTTGAAAATCAAACCCACGAAACTGAATTCGTAGCTCTTCGGGCAATTGCGAATAGGTAAATTCCTCACCATCGATTTCGATGCAAAATTCGTTTCGGAGGAAACGATAAGCTGTAGTCAATCGCTGTTGCCCATCTTCCACCATAAAATATTCTTCGTCGTTTTCAATCATTCGAGATAACATAATTGACGGGATTGGATAATTTTGAAGGATAGATATGATGAACTTTTGTTGATAGTGCAGAGGCCATGTGTAGAACCGTTGATAATGCGGGATGCGGTACATTTTACTGGATGTTGGAACATCTTCAGTACCACGTGGTTCAAAATTTTCGCAAATCAGGTGCAGCGCGCGCTTGTTAAGGTCGCAGACAAGAGGAATTGGGAAAGGCATATTGTTGAACTCCTATATGCTATATACTAATACATAAAAACGTTTCAATTTTTAAACAGTAGAGCTTGGACAATACGACCCAAACTCAGGTATCATATCAGGTTCGTTCATTAGAGCAAGAGTAGTGGGTTTTTCGTCTACAGAATTAATAGATGAAGAATGTGGTTGGGTTTGTGTTTGGTTATGTTTTGTAGGTTTACATGGTTTTAAAAATGGTTTTATATCTTCAATTAACATGTCCTTTTTAATCTCCGTTTTAAAAATATTGGAACTATCTAATAATTTTACGTATTCACTGTACGTTTCGTTTAAAAATACGTGTCCGTCGCATTTCCTGTTTTCTTCATCTAATTCTAATATTTTATAAATATTTATGCTTAATAAATAGAATTTTTGAGAAAGTGATTCACTCTGATTGATAGAGTCAGACAAATTGAGATATAGTTTAATCGATGTCAATATGGCAATAAACATGCTTATAGCCGTATTCACCATAATTTTATCATATTCGGGGACACTTTGAAAGGATATAAATGTGCTGCTAAATATAGAAAGTACGATAACGGGTAAATCAAAATATCTAGAATATTCTTTAAATTCAATGTATCTATTTTTGTGTTTAACGCTCATTAAATATGAATTGATTCTTAATTTTTTTAGCATTTCAATGACATCGTCTGTCCATGTTGTTGTCATATGTTTAGTGTTATAAAAAAAATAAAGCATTTTTACAAATCAGACAATGCGAGTCCCTGTTGCAACCATGCGCAAACACGGTCAGGATGCAATGCAGCGGCTAACAAATCTTCTCGAATTAAATCCGTTCTTGCTTTAGCCATGGTTGAATAGTTGTATTCAAATATGGCAGGATTTTTGGATAACCAATACCAAGCAATTTTATCTTGATTTTCTTTCAACAATTCAATAGCTGCTGGATTGGCAGATAAATTTTGCCAATTGACTTTTTCCAAATTTTTTCTCATGTGTTCGATGGCAAGTGGATGTGTATTTTTTGAAAAATGAAACCAACTAATCCTGTATGGAAGTTTCAACAATAAATGAATAGCAGCTGAGTTAGAACATAACAAACCCCAATGCACTTTATGTAGATTTTTTTCAAGGATGTGTATCGCAGATGGATTAGCAGATAATCTTTCCCATGCCACATCCGATAAATCATCTATATAATCTTCGATTATTTGTATGGCAAGAGAACTTGTATTTTTAGCCAATAAATGTAAATTACCTTTAATAAAACTTGCATCTACCAAATGAAGTGCGTTGGGATTTTCCATGAATCGTTCTTGTATATAGGGTACTTTAACGCATGTATATTTTTCTAACAATGGAATAATGGCTGGATTTGGATTTTTAAACCAGCATCCTGCATTACCTAACATACTCGGGTCGTTGTACAAATAACATATTGCGCTAGGATTTTCTGATAAAAGAGTCCACATTTTTGGGACATGGTATTTTTCGATATGGTCGATAGCATTAGGGTTCATCTGAAGCATGGTGAATGATAATTTGTTCGAAGGTACCCATTTGAGAAGCTCCATGGTGTTTATACCTTTCTCACAAGTAAAGTTATGTTTCAATTTTCTAATTTTTCCAAAATTTTATGAAGCAATTGTTTGATAGCAACCAATTCGTGTTGCACATCTACAGGGTCGAAAATATTGTAGAGTGGAACATCGATATTTTTTTGAATGGTCTGCACACGTTCTTCAAAAAATGATTCGCGTGTACTCGTTTCTTTATCTTCTATTTGTAATTTATTAATGGCAGGAACAAACAAGGATAAAAATAGTTTATTTTTGTCAGTCAACGAAGTATCTGATTTGTCTGCAATTAAAATGGTATCTTCAAACAACTTCATGATTTCTTCTTTGTGCAATCCAGGTCTAAATAATTCCATTTCGCATACAAGGTCCCATAACATTCGTTTGTTATCGGTTGTGTTCATATAGTATCAAGTCTTTATTCTTTATTAGGAATTAAAATAATTTTTCCGTAATTTTTCTATTTTTTCATCTGGAAACGTTGTTTTACCTTTGAAATAATCGTAATTATTTGTTTTCAACATGGTAATGATAAAAAATAACGCGTACATTCCACATTCTGAATCTTTAAATTGGTGTTCTTTGGGATGATTTTCAACAAATTTGTAACTGGAATCTTGATTTTGAACTTGGGTTACAAAGTTTTTGATATTTTTAATAATTTTGTCACCTGCCGAATCAAAATAGTAAATCATTTTTTTTCGGCGGTCAATAAACATGGAGACCCAATGTATTCCTTCCCCTTCATGTTCGTCTATATTAAATACAATACCAATATCCATATATTTGGTTTTATTTACATCAAAGTTGCATAATTCTGGCCATACACATTGCCCGTCTTCTTCTTTAAAATCGTAATCGGATGGAGATGGTCCTATATATTTGAATTGAGGGTATATTTTTTCATATTGTTTCAAGACATCTGTAATTTCTAAACTAGACAACCATTCATTTTTATTCTTTTTCCAGGAAGAAGGACTTTTAGGGGCAAACACGTCATCAACGGGAACGTCTAATTCTTTTGCCCAACAAGATTCTTTTTTGCATTTAGTAAGTTTAGAATCCAATTCTTTCCAAATATCAACGGGATTGTTTGTATTTATCTTTTTTTTATGAGTACGATTATATTTATTTTTTAATTGATACAGATGATTATTGTTGTAACAAGTATATTTTTTATTTTTTTTATAAAGAGGAGAACATATTTCAGGTTTTACCATGTATTAAATATATATTTTATCTTTTTTGTTTTTTTACCTGTTTTAACTAATTGATTAAAGTATTCTCCACATCCATCTGGAGAATGTTTGTGCCAAGTTGATAGCATTTCTTGAACAATTGTATCTAAATTCGTTATTGTATACTTGGTTCTGTTTCCATGACATTTTATATTCACATCTACCATTATGGAATAGATGAATATGGTCTATAGGTTCGACCACATATAAAAAGAAACTTTCATCTACGTGTAATTCTACAATACCTCCATATTTTTCCCATATAGGTGTTAAATCTCATAATATTTGCATATGTTTGTTGTAGCATCGCTTCAAATAATGCACGTTTAACTCTATATTTTCTTGTCCTTTAAAATGAAGTGTAATTGCTCAAACACCATTGTTGTCTTGCATCCGTTGTATTTTTCAATTGGTATTTGGTAAATGGTCTGGTTTATTTGTTGAACTTGATTTTGATAATCCATACATTTTTTTTATATTATTTTTTTTATTAATTAGAATATCTATTTTTTTAGGAGCAAAAATAAACTGGTCACCATTAATCGGCAATATTTCTTTATCTGTTTTTTGTTCTTTTTCTTTTATTTTTTCTAAATCTTGCTGTTTTAAATATTGAATGCAATCATGCACATAGGTTCGAAATGAATTTTGTAAACCAGGATGTGTATTATCAAACATGGAAGAAGTTAACTCTACTATATTTTCTTTATAATCCACATCATATTCTTTTGCAGCAGAAATAGTTGTTTTGCGTTTTGGATTGAATAAATAAGTAATGGTAGGGTCCATATTACTTATTTATATTATGAAAGTCTAACATTAATCTCATGAAAGGGATTTGAACCCTTGGCCTGCGGATTTACAGTCCGTCGCTCTACCAACTGAGCTATCACGAGAGACGTCCAAAGAAGGAGTTGAACCTCCTAACCACTTTATCGCCTTACCGTGGTTTTACCGAATTGGACATAGGGTAATATATATTATGTATTTAAGTACTTTTTCAATAATTCATATTCATACTTAAATAACTGACTAAACCAACTAAGATTGAACGTACAATTAACGACGTGTCTTCATCACGAATGCCCATTCGTTTTACGTATCGAAAAGTGTACGATGATGCAAAAATAATGAAAATAATCATATTAAATAAACTGCCAACTACTTTGTAATCCATACTTATAGATTATATTTTTCCTAAATTGGAATAGAAAATTCAGAACACCAATGAATCCATTTATCTTTCGAATTATCTGTATATTGCAAATATTCAAATTGTATTTGACCGTACATGGCATTTAATTCATTTATTTTGGACATGAAATAATAAGGTAACGTCAACTTATCATAATTATCAATTTGTACTATTTTTTTGAAATTAGTACACACAATATATTTTACTAAACTACTGTTACTAATTGCTCGTGGTTTACAAATGTGTACATTTTCATAACATGCACACAAAATATAGATTAACTGAATTGTATCTTGTTGTGTTGTATCTGCAATTCGAAGAAAGCACATACCTCCTGAAATTTGATGGTTCAATACATACAACACTTGTTCTTTAAAATTATCAATATCTCCTATAATCAACTGTGTCGATTTTGTTCTTAATTTAAAAGAAATGTTCTTTTTTATCCAATCAAAAGCTTCTAAACATGCGTCGCTTCCTACATTGGTAATTTCTGTTGTATCTGGAATTCGATTGGAATGCAATAGTTCCAGCATGACAAAAAAAGAATTTGATTTAGGCTTGTACTTACTTAATGTAATAATTGAATTTTCTACTTCACTGGTAGCTTCAAACGTATTTAAATACTGTTGCAATGAATTACATTTGATAGAATAGGGGATTTCATTTTCTTTATAAGATATATTTACTTTGGGTAATACATAATTCATATAGACATGTATAGAATAACTTATTTAACTAATTTTTATTTTTAAATAGTAGTTTTAAATACTTTAATGGCACGAAAAGGTACATTTCTTTTTTTTTGAAATATATAATATCGATTCAAATAGGAAATAGCTTCTTGGTTTGGTTCGGACGACATGTCTTTGAATTTACTGTGCAATGTTTTGAACAAACCAGTTCCGTTTGGAAATTCACGTATGTCTGTCGCTAATTCAAACCCATATTTTTCCATCAACGGAATGAAATATTCTGCAAATACTAAATATTCTTTCAGAAATTTATTTTTGTTCAAGGATTGTTGTTTTACTCCGATAGCTAATGCACTGTATTGACTAATATCTTTCACTTCTGAATTATCATACTGTTTTTCAATATTTGAAAAAGGTACATATCCGGGTTTCAAATCCGTAGATAATTTGAACGTTCCCATATCATCGTGTGACGTCGACATAATTTGACCCTTTTTAATATCTTTCAAGAGTTCCATCATACTACGTCCGTCAAAACAAGTGGCGCAAAAGTATCCACCAACTTGAATACAATCGACTAAATTATAAACAAATTTCATAATTGATTCTTCTGAATCAAACATATAATGCAGAGCAAATTGAATACTTCCTATATCAAATCCTTTTTTGCAATATCCATACGGTATTCTTGTTTTTTCAGATAACATGGGCGGATAAGTAGATTCCATACCAAATAAATAGTGTATGATTTGTCTTTCATATTCATGTTTCAACGCTTCTCCTTCTTTAATCATCAAACTGCTGCTTCCTTCTACAAACAACATGGGCAACAATTCTTTTTCATTTCGTTTGAATTTACGCATTTTCTTTTGTACGACGCGCAAAAAGGCACCATCGACGGTATTGTGTAAATTGTCATTGTTGATATCAATGCCAAGTACAAACTCACATTGAGCATCTTCCCATTTTTGAAGGTCACCACCTTTACCGCATGCAAAATCAATCAACATGGCTTTTCTTCTTGTACTTGACCTTACTTTTTCGGATAGTTTGTCAATCAACATTCGTTTGATATCGTTGTGGAAATCACTCATCAATTTACCTTCTTTCAAGTTACCTTTTTCTGTTTTCAACGTATAATATTCATCATCTAATTCAGCAGGACGTAATGATTTGATTATTGCACTTTCTTTAGTTGGAGCTACCAACATTTCATACGTAACTGGATTATGTATACTTATCCAGTTTTTTACAGCAGTACTATAAGCATTCGGTGTGGTTTTATCCCAACGAACACGAATTGGCGTCCATCTCCATCCTTTTTCTTTTGTACTATCATATTTGAATTCCACAATAGCACCGTGTTCAAGTACTTCTACTTGTCGACCTTCACTTTCTGTACAGAGATTCCCTTCTTCATTCGTGTACCTATTACACATATACGCAGATACATCATAGGGTCGTCCGCCAATAAAAGGAATCAGTTGTTTACCGTTAGAATGTATGTCAAAATTTTGATAGACCGATACAGATGGACAAACTGTATAATCCGATTGTTCGCGAGCAGGGTAAGCGGTATACGATGATTTTAAGGTAATTACTTTGTATTCTTTTCCCATGACTGTTTTTTTAGGAGTAGAGTCAATGTCTACATAAAAATCAATTGTATTTTCTTCTGCAGGTTTCCATTTGAAATTTAAATCCCATGTAGTTCGTTTGTTGGATATTGCAGCATCTAAACTGGTTACCCCCACGCCATACTTTATAGGTGTAAAAATGAGACCGTCTTTATAATAAGGTTTGGGCATTTCGTACAACATTCTGCAATTGGCAGGTGAAAACGTTAAAAATTGTTTGTATTCAATTGCATATTTGTTTTCAGCAAGATTGGTAATGGATGAAAATACACTATTAATGACCCGCATCAATACTTCTCTCCGAACTGGCAACGGATAGGCACGAACATCATTCGTATTAATACTAAGGTTGGTTCTATTTTGTTCGGTCAGCTGTTCAATGTTTAAATAATACATATCAAAAGCATAAAATGTATTATGCATATTATTTTTTGCATCTTTGAAAACATGTTCGCCATCTAGTACCATAGGGCCAATCGGCAATCCTTTTTGTTTTTCTAGGGTGCAATTCATATTTTCAACTCTACCAGAAGTAGGAATCAAGTACATTTTCATGGTTTTCGAGATAAACAACAATTTACGTTCGCCATCTGCTTTATCTGTTACCATAAAATCATCTTCGGTCAACATTGGAAGATTTTCATGTTGCAACGTAACAGTGTTGGGTCCTATGAAATTTAATTCTTTCAACCGTTCCCCTACCGGAAATAATTCTTTGTATTCTGCTTGTACGTCTGCAATTTCCTTGTACGAAATTGGAAAATTAGTTCGCTGTAAACCTTTCAACACATGAGTAATGACAAACGATATTTCACTTTTTAATGCTTTCATTGGAAGTGGTTCAATACATTCTGCTTCAATTTCATAGACAGGTGCCATGTCAAATACTTGAACCATTGTTTTATTTGGGCTGTTTCGCAACATTTTCACAATACTACAATCAATGACAAATGCGGGATGATTTGGATGGTGTAATTGTATACGTTTCATAAACCGAAACGTATTCGTATCAGGCATTGTTTCTACACTAGGTTTAACCGTTTCAGAATTCAATGAAAATTGTACACTGTAACCAGGATGTGTGTATGGTTCAACTAGTTGTTGTTTTTCTACATATTTCATATTTTCATTCGTTTGGGATGCACAGTATTGTTTGATATCATTAATTCCATCTAATTCAGCTCGAATATTTTTGCCTACCGATATTCGAAACAAAGATACACGCTGTCTTATTTTGAACCCGCACATAAGCAACCATTCAATAACATTATTGTAATCGCTTTTGGTAAGCGGGTCCAAATAATGTTTAAACCGTAATTCAAATTCGTATTTTACAGAATCTGAATTTTTATGTTTAAGATAGGTTTCTATTAATTTATCCATTCTATGCTATATACCTATACTTTTTATTTAATCAATTTTAATAATCGTTTGAATATCACTATATATTTGTTTTTTTGTTTTAGACACCGGAATATGCAATTGTCTTGCAATCGCTTTGAGTTCGTCTAATTTATAATGCGATAATGCGTATAATGGTTTATTTGCATGATAATGGGTTTCATAGGTTTGTCCTTCCCATGGTATTACACTATTATTTTCAATAATATGGGTAGGCGGATGACTACCAATTGAGTAACATATATAATCTTTTATAATCCATATGTTGATTTTTTTCCATCTACACAAATCAAATAATGTTTTTAAAGTTGTTGTATTGGATTCAATTGCATGAACAATCGATTTGGGAGCAACAGTTAAAATGTTTATTTTTCGCAAACCAGTAATTTCTAAAAAACATTTAGTATAGGAATCACATGATTTATAGTTATCAAAATTTGATTTGTTCAAAACAAATTTTGATATCTTCATACTTATTTAAAAAACATATCTTTAAGTTCATCTTTTTGTTGTTCCGTTTGGTTAAGTTGTGATTCTTGTAAATTAACATAATCAATGTATTTTTGTATTTTTTCTAATATTTCATAACATACATTGGATAAATTAATAAAAATGCCATTTTGGTTTTCATTGTAGACAATTTTATGTTGCCCAATCAATAATTTTCCAATTTCAATTTGATAATGTTTTGGCATTATTTCGATTCGTTCTTTCATATCTTGCACATTCATACATCATCCTTTCTTTTATTTTTTAACTCTTTTTAAAAATTGATATTCATTTAGAATTAAGATAGATTGTACAATATGGAACGTCGTATTTTAGATAAAATCAATACTCAAAATGAGACGTATACTAAGCAACTCATGCAAGAATTAAATAAATTACCGACTGATTTGTCGCAACCTTTGTTACAATGGGTTCAATCTACCAAACCCGTCGATATTTCTAAATCTGATTTTAGCAAACGTAAACGTGCTAAAAATTGTGTTCCGCATGATTCGCGTTGTGAAGCTCGCTGCGCCAAAGGAAGTGGTCATGAAGGCGAACAATGCACCCGTCGTAAAAAAGATGGTTGTTTGTATTGCGGAACTCATACGAAAGGGCTTCCTCACGGAATTATGATAAAACAAGAACCTGCTTTCAAAGAAAAAACCATTTGGGCAGAAGAATATCGTGGTATTATGTATTATATTGATGAAACCAATGTATACAACACAGAAGACATTAAGAAAAATAAAGTAAATCCTGAAATTATAGGTTCATGTACTAAATCTGGAAATTCTTATATGATTCAATTAAAATAATCTATGGTTATACTATGGTATGTTCACCAAGTATGACGTTTCAAGATTGTGAATTAGCTATATTACGTTTGAATAAAGATAAAGTTGAACAACAACAAGGTAAAATATTAGTAGAATCACCCGAAACCAAAAAAACAATTAAACTACTTGAAGCATTTATTAAACGTAAAAAATTAATTATTTATGGTGGAACAGCAATCAATAATATATTACCTAAACAAGATAGATTTTATAATTATACGTATGAAATACCCGATTATGATTTTTTTAGTAAAAATGCATTAGACGATGCAAAAGAATTAGCTGATATATATAATAAAAATGGGTTTAGCAATGTAGAAGCAAAAGCAGGGGTACACCACGGAACCTATAAAGTATATGTGAACAATATTGGTGTTGCCGATATCACTTATTTACATCCTGAAATTTTCAACAGTCTTATGAAAGATAATATTACTAGAGAAGGTTTATTATATGCTCCTCCCAATTTTTTACGACAAAGCATGTATTTAGAGTTATCACGTCCCTACGGAGAAATAGATAGATGGGAAAAAGTATTGAAACGTCTTATATTATTAAACAAATATTATCCATTAAAAATGAAAAAATGTAAAATAATTCAACGTGAAATGAAAATTAAATACCACATCACAGAAAAAAAAATATTTAATATTGTAAAAAAATGTTTTATCGATGAAAATCTTATTTTCATTGGTGGATATGCCAACGCCCTCTATTCAGCTTATTTACCTGATTACGAAATAAAATCATTACCTGATTTTGATGTTTTATCATTAGACCCTATCAAAACATGCAATCGTGTAAAAAAAGAACTTGCCAAAGAAAAAATAGAAGTTACTATTAAAACTTATCCACCTATAGGTGAATTGGTGGCAGAACATTATTCCATACAAATTGGAGATGAATCAATTGCATTTGTATACAAAACTACTGCATGCCACAGTTACAATGAAATTAAAATAGGTAATTCAAAAGTTAAAGTAGGCACCATTGATACATTATTAAGTTTTTACATGGCATTCATGTATGCAGACCGACCTTATTATGATATAAACCGTTTAATGTGTTTGTCTACCATGTTGTTTACCGTTCAACAACGAAACAGGTTAAAACAGTCAGGATTATTAAAACGGTTTAGTACAACATGTTACGGAAATCAACCTACCTTATCTGATATACGCGATGAAAAATCAAAAATGAGAAGTGATTTAGACCCAAAAAGTGACGAATATGAAGAATGGTTTTTAAATTATATTCCGAACAAAACCAAAAAAGCAAAACAAACTAAAAAAAACAAGCAAAATAAAACAAGAAAAAAAAATTGATATAGCAACATTTAACGAATAGAAGTATACAATGGCTGACCTTTCCCAATATGTTATGCGCAACGAACACGACCACGTCCTACTCAATCCAGATACTTATGTAGGTTCAGTTGAAAATGTAGAAACCGATAATTGGATTTTGAAAGAGGGTAAAATTCAAATGGAATCTATCCATTACAACCCTGCACTTCTCAAATTGTTCGATGAATTGATTGTCAACGCAAACGACCACCATATTCGTACCAAAACAAGTGAAAATCCAGTGACTCATATTCAAGTACTTATTGATAACGGCACTATCACCATTATCAATGATGGCGAAGGAATTGATATTGCAAAACATCCAGAGCATGACATGTACATCCCGCAACTCATTTTTGCTACTTTGCGCACTTCGCGTAACTTCAATACGGAAGAAAAACGAATCGTCGGCGGAAAAAATGGATTTGGTGTAAAACTAGTCTTCATTTGGTCGACGTTCGCAAGCATTGAATGTGTCGATTCAACAAGACAATTAAAATACACTCAAACCTTTTCTGATAATTTGAAAACAATCAACCCACCTGTGATTAAACCCTGCAAAAAGAAATCATATACGAGTATTACATTTAAACCTGATTACGCTCGTCTGAAATTACCTGGTTTGGAACCTACTATGTTGGCATTGATTGAACGCCGTATTTACGATATTGCCTCTCTTACTGATAAATCCGTTAAGGTATCGTACAACGGAACTGTTGTTCCTGTAAAATCTTTGACAAACTATGTAGATTTGTTTGTAGGGCCTAAATCTGAATTGCCTCGTTCCCAATTCTCATGCGACCGATGGGAAGTGGTTGTGTGCAAATCACCGAACGAAGAATTTGTATCGATTTCTTATGTCAACGGGATTCATACAGGTAAAGGCGGTACTCACGTGAATTATATTTTGAACCAACTTCTTCGAAAACTTATTCTCTACATCAAACAAAAAAAGAAGGTCGATGTGAAATCCACTACATTGAAAGAACATTTGATGTTGTTTATTCAGTGTTCCATTGAAAATCCAAGTTTCGACAGCCAAACTAAAGATTACCTCAACACACCAAGCTCCTCTTTCGGGTCTGTCTGCGAATTGTCCGATAAATTTGTGGAAGAAATTGCGAAAAAGGGTATCATGGAATTGGCGTTGACGATTACCAAAACCAAAGAAATGGTCGCAGCCAAAAAAACGAGCGATGGCAGTAAAACTCGTAAAATTGTCGGCATTCCAAAACTGATTGACGCCAATTATGCAGGAACCGTCAAATCTACCAAATGCACACTGATTTTGTGCGAAGGAGATTCAGCTCGGTCTGCCATTCTATCTGGATTTACTGCAGAAGACCGAAACATATTTGGTGTATATCCGTTGCGAGGTAAATTGTTGAACGTTCGTGATGAATCCATTACGACCATTAGCAACAACAAAGAAATCAAAGAATTAATGACCATTATGGGATTGAAATACGGAAAAGAATATACTCCTGAAAATATTAGTGAATTGCGCTATGCACACGTCTTGTTCATGACAGACCAAGATTTAGACGGAAGTCACATCAAAGCTCTTATTATCAATTTGTTTGCCTGTTTGTGGCCGTCTCTTCTGCCGTGCCACGATTTCATTGGTTTCATGAACACGCCTATTATCAAAGCGACAAAAGGAAAAGAAGAAAAATGTTTTTACAATGAAGAACAACACACTAAATGGAAAGAAACCAATCCAAAAGGGTGGTCTGAAAAGTTTTACAAAGGATTAGGTACGAGTACTGCGAAAGAGTTCAAGGATTATTTCTTGAACAAGAAAATTGTACATTTTACACGAACACCTGAATGTTGCGGACAATTGGACATGGTCTTCAATAAAAAACGTGCCAACGACCGTAAAACATGGTTGGAACAGTACACGCCTCAAAACTTGAATACAGACGTACACAATATTTCCTACACTGAATTGATTAACAAAGAATTAATCAAATTTTCCAAATACGATTGTGACCGGTCGATTCCCAACGTGATGGACGGTTTCAAAATCAGTCAACGCAAAATATTTTATTGCGCACTTTTGAAACCTCTTACCCATGAAATTAAAGTGGCACAGTTTAGTGGTTATGTTTCAGAAAAATCATCCTACCATCACGGTGAAGCTAGTTTGAACGGTGCGATTGTGAACATGGCGCAGAATTTTGTAGGCTCCAACAATATCAATTTGTTGAATCCCAACGGACAATTTGGAACTAGGTTGCAAGGTGGCAAAGATAGTGCTAGTGAAAGGTATATTTTTACACAGTTGAACAAATGCACACGATACATCTTTCGCAAAGAAGATGACGATATTCTAAAGTATTTAACAGACGATGGTACTAGTATTGAACCTGAATTTTACGGACCTATCATTCCCATGATATTAGCCAACGGATGCAACGGAATTGGTACTGGTTTCAGCACCAAGATTCCGTGCTATAATCCAAAAGATTTAATTGACTATCTCAAAAACATGCTGTTGTTTGAATCTGCATCCATCACCATAAAACCCCATTATCGTGGATTCAAAGGAACGATTGAAGAAGAAAAGGAAAATAGCGGCAAATACATTATCAAAGGTGTATATTCGGTAAAAGAACTGCAAGTTACGATTACAGAACTTCCGATTGGTATGTGGACGGATACATACAAACAATTCTTGGAAGATTCGCTAGGTACACTGATTAAAGATTATACTGATAAAAGTACGGATGTAGACATTCATATTGTAGTAACTTTGCTTGTGCCAACTAGTAATGTTGAATCTGAATTAAAATTGTCGACTAGTATTAGCACTACCAACATGCACTTAATCAACGCTAAAAATCAACTTCGTAAATATAAGACAGTTTATGAAATTATTGACGAATATGCGGAAGTAAGGTTGCAGATGTACACGGTTCGCAAACAATATTTATTGGACAAGTTGGATAAACTATTGGTTGAAATAACACATAAAGTAAAATACATTCATGCGGTATTACAAGGTAAGATTGATTTGCGAAACAAAAAACAAGATGAAATTACCAAAATGTTGAAGGCGTTTGATTTAATCCAACATGACGGAAGTTACCATTATTTGATTAAAATGCCGATGGACAGCGTATCCGATGAAAATGTAAAACAGTTGGAAGCGGAGTTAGCCAAGTTGACCAAAGAAAAGGCATTGTTGGCTTCTATGACCGAAAGACAAATGTGGTTGAACGAATTGGAAGAATTGAAAAAACAGTTGTAAATTATCGCCAACTTCCATAACATTTATGCTGTAAATAACTTGTGTCGTATAATGTTATATCATACTTGTGTTTGCTTCGATGGTAAATAGTGGTAATGACATCAGGACCACACATCCATAGTACATCTCGCTGTGACAATTTTGTATTTTTTTCAGAGAGGATTTGTGTCAATCTACGAATGCATTCTTCGATGACTTCTTTTAAAAATGGATGTTGTACTGTAGATGAACCAAAACAAAAATTGGCAATGCGTACTACGTTATCAGGATGTTTGCACTCTCGTGGACCTAATTCATTTACTGATTTACAAACATGTTCTGTAAATACAACCATGGATGAAGCATCCCATTTTTTTTGAATGAAACAATCTGCATCGCAATAGAAGCCACCGTTAAAATAAACCATCAACAATCGCATTAAATCGGCTTGAATTACCCAATGGGGTATATGCGAATATAAGGTGGCTATTTCAGGAAATATAGGATTGTGTACTAAGTTGTGAATACTACTGGGAGTTAGAATAGAATAGCTATCTATAAAGGTTTTGTTGTGGTGAATGACATCTTGTGGAAAAGGTCGGGTTTCATTAGGTTTGAAATTCCACATGTAATGAATGTTCATACTTATTTTACGTATAAAAATAAATATGAAATGAACTTATTTAAAAATTAATTTAGGTTTTTTACGTTTCATGTATTCTTTATTATATGTTTCAATCATTTTTACCATATATTTTGGATGTAAAGTGATGTATGTATATATTTTAGCCATTTCTGAAGTAGGATTCAATGTTTCACAAATGATATTATTTACGTTCATTTTATAATGGTCTTCCATAAGGACATTGTATAATGTTTCGCCTGAATATTTTACAGTAGTTACACCAGGAAATGTATTTGCAAAATCATTAGATTTGATTAGCGTACCTTGATAAAAAATTTTGTGGTCTTTGGTCATGATAGTCTCTTTGGATGGAATATTGTTTCCGAGGGCATTGTGTTTAAAACGTATTAAATATTTATCATCTGTTACGGTTTGAGTAATACCAACAATTTTTTTATGGTCAATAGTGTTGTTCACTGTTAATTTGTCGATTGGTATCGTTCCTTGGTCGGTAAGAATAGGAGTTCCTTTTGGAAAACAAATATCTGATTGTGGAAGAACTGGAATTACGGTAAAAGAACAATTATTCCCTTCAAACGTGTTTTCATTCATCCAAATTAGTTGACCAATATTTGTTTTATTTTCATCTCCTATATATGATGCAGATAAATTCAAATAAGAAGTGACTTCCGGTTTTTTAGACATGGATTTTATTACAACACCATAAACATCAAATTGTTTCCACGAAGGTAAATATGCATTATCAAATTTAATCTTTTTATTGTTATTAAAAATATATTGATATACCTGAAACCCTAAATATTCACTTGGGTCAGTTGAATTAATATCACCTCTAATCAATAAACTCTTGTCATAATTTGTAGTTCCATTGATGGTTTCATAAAATCCAACAATTATATTTAATGAATTTACAATAAAATAACCTTCAAATATTGTTAACTCATCTTCAAGTATATGAATCGAATACCAAGAATATAGCATACAATATATATTATTTTAATTTTGCAACAAATGGTTTCCTCGTGTGTGTATGTACCAACATAGTACTAAATGTCTGCTTATATGTGATAACTCATAAAAGGGATTGAGTAAATGTATGTAGAGTATTAACAACGCAATCGTATATAAATCAATCGTTGGCTGGCTGTACAACAAATACACAATATCTAAAGCAAAAGAGGGAATGGATGCAGTTGTAACGTCCGATGGTAAAAATTTATAAATGTATATTAAATTCATAAAGTGTGTGTACAAGGCAACCACGCTCCATCCCGTTTGAAGCAGAAATAGGTACCCAGCTTGATATACATGAAAAACGGTTACATCGATTAATATCCATTTGGATTGAATTGTAGGTATGCCATAATAATCATAGGCAATTTCTTTATGGTACAAATAACTAGATATTCCGAGTAACACAGACATACCATTTATAAACGTTAACGTAGGATACCATAGGTTCATGAATACACTATGTACCATGAATGTATAGGATACAATATGATGGTTGACTACATTTAAATGCAATGTTTTCAATGGTTTCGCCATTTTTTTACAAATAACTAACAACCAATATAAATTCAAACTGTATAAAGCTAATATAGGAATCAATTGTACATTTAAAAATGTATGTTCTTGAATCATACAATACCAATCAACGATACGAAATTTAAAAAATAAAAGAAAAAATAAAAAACGTAACCCATTTTGATAGTGAGTAGGTACATAGGGTATTACATTCATCACTAACGTAGACCATTCTACACGACCCATAGTAAGTTTCAATTCGGGTGTATAAGGATATAGTAAACTCATAACACCAAAAGAACATGAAATCATATGATGTATTTTAAAATCAACGGTTAAATTATTACATATCAAATCATAGGCAAAAAAAGACATGGATAATCCATAAATGAATGTAGGTCAGGTTGATAGGATTCATATAATACAATCATGGCAGTAGTCGTACTTAATATATCTTGTAACATAGTAACTTATCAATTAAATTATTTAAATCCTTGAAGTAAACTTATTTAAATAATTTGACAGAGGCAAACTATGAATTATACAAAACAAAATGATTTATTATTAGACAAATTAAAAGTATTTTATGAATCCAACCATTACAAAGAATTAGACCGTATTCTTAAAATTTTAAACGGTGATTCTGTCATTTCTCTACGAATTTTAGATTGGTTTGTTACCAATTATGCTAAAAAGAATTATATTGTGTATACATTGACTAATGGAACGCGATTCAAAGTGTACAACGATTACAAATTAAAATTAAAAGCATATTCGAAGAAGCGGTTTGACCCTTTTTGTAGATGGGAAAAGATTACCATTCCCTATAAGAACAATACGCTGATTCAAACAACGATTGGTCAGTTAAATTTTTTCAAATGGGTGTTGGAAAATGAAATTATTGAATATATTGAATCTGAATATGCAAAAATTGAGCAAGACATGAATTTGCGTAACAGTACGTCAAAAAAAAAGCCACTTGACCATAAAACTCGTAAAACACGGCATGAGTTGTCACCCTCTGCTATTAAAAATATCCAAAAGGAATTTATACAAATTGCAGTTACTTTTGATTAAAATTGAGATGAGAATAGTAACTATTAGATAGTATATAATGTCTGGACCTGTAACAAAGCAACTCTGCGTCAACCAACTGGGGCTTCCTGAAGAACTGCATGATATCATCAAAAGTTATGCTTTTGATGATACCATTAGATATGCATCAAAAATGAGGAAAAGAACGATACATACTCTTATTCAATGTACCCGATGGTCGGGTCAATATAGACATAAACATAAACCTCATCATACAGGATTTTTATTTTGGATTGAAGAAGATGCAACATGTCGTCAATATCAAATGCATTTTTGCTCTAAATGTGGAAATTATGCAACTTATAATTCACAAGAATATGATAAAATAGAATGTAAATGTTAATTATCTTTTATATTGTCCTCTGTATCTTGCTAATGAACTTCCAGCCCATTCGTACAATTCTCCAAATGTCAATACAAGTTCATATCCTGCTCCTTCTACAGCTTCTGCGCTATCATACGTAGGATTATCTCGCATCTTTAATTTTCCTCTCCAAAAATCATTATTTGCATTTGCATCGATGTATATATTTTGAGCATCTTCAAATATACCGTCCCTTTTCAGTTCGCTGCAACAATAATGAATCATGTATGCGGAAAGTCCTAAACCTTGATATTCATCGTCGACTGAAATATGCATATCCCATGTTTCATTGTTACCCGGTGTAATACTAAAATAACCTATTTCAACACCTCTTAAATTAGCAGTTACTTTATAATTTTGTTTTCCAGGATAAGAACCTTCAGAATTTTCATCAGTTGTAATATAAGTAAATGTAACATTAAATGGTTCAACCTTTTGTTTTCTTTTTGTGCCACCACGTTTATTTCGTCTACGTGATTTGTGTAACTTACGCATACTATAGGAATATATAAAAAAAAAGTAAAATATTAATTAGGATGAATGCTGCGTATAATAATATCAAATACGAGCTGGGTTAAGAATATTTTGAACAACGAATCACTTGGAGCAGGAACTACTAAATTTCTACGAAACACGTATTGGTCATTCTGATTTTGTATGGTAATCCAATTATACGTTTCATCAATAGTGTAAGAAACAACTAGTTTGGAACACTTGTGTTTTGTAGGGATAGTTATTGTTGGGAATATTTGGCTTTCCACGTCATATTGAACGCTGGGTAACCATGCAATTTTACTTTTATTATCCTCTTTCAAAAAGACAGACCCGTACATATTTTTCTTTACTTTTATAAAACCATATTTTTTGATAGGGGTAAACCGTATGGTGTTATAATCTATCATGAGTTCAGACCCAATATATTGGGTATCGGTGGAAGCAATAAGCGACCAAAACCCGCAAAAACGTACCGGAAACATTATGTACAATTTAATTATTATATGGTTTCAATTTTATAGTAACATAGTATATGGAATATGAAAAAATGAATATAAAAATGTTTATATTATGGGGATATGGAGGATGGTCCTATCCAGGTTCTGAAGAAATAAATAGACAAGAATTGAACCGTGTCATGAAATATTTAGAAAGAACACTACAAAAGTATTCAAGAACAAACAGAATACATGTTATTTTAAGTGATAGTGTACAAGCTAGACGTATTCAAGATATATTTAAAGACCATCCTAGTATAATAATTGATATACCATTTTTAAAAGAAGAAGAAGCGAATATGACCTATCATGAAAAAGTACATGCATTCATTGATGAAATTTATTACTCAAATATAGAACCTGACCCGCCAAGTATACTTATTGTTGTAGCAGAACATGATACTGAACATCATCAAACAAGAAACAGTATATACAATCAAATTATGACATTATACGGTAGTGATATAAGTAACTGGTATATAGCAGACCAACCATTACCTGAATCAGAATTTATTATACCTGGAACGCGTAGAGGAGGAACACGTAAAAAAATAAAAAAGAACAAAAAAACTGCAAAACATAAATAACTTATATTTTTTTTGATTTTCGTTTTATTTTTCTTTTTTTTCTTGATTTTTTTCCACCATGTGCTTTACGATGACCTCTGTCAGTCCAACCCTGTGCAAGTGCAAGTTGACTATCCTGACTAATTCTTTTTTTAGCGACAAAATCAGCATCAGCTTCTCCAGAAGTTTCCCATTCTCTCATTTCTTCTTCGGTTAATTCTCTTGTTTTCATTAATACGCTACGTATATGAAGTAACAGTGCATGACATTCGGAATCATATCCTGCCTTATTCATTTTATCTAATTCGGACAAACATAAATTTATAAACTTTTCTATATAAAATTTACTAGCTTCTGCTTGTTTACCAACAATAATATGGTTAAGAATCCCACCTAATTGAAATTTATTATTTCCAGCAATTTCCCCAACTGCATGATAATATAAAATCAAAGCTATATATAAATTTCTATAAGATAATATATCATGTATTCCTTTTATATTACCAAATAATCGGTGGATACAATTGCGTTCTAATAATTGTTGCGTTAAATATTGTATTGCATCTTTTACATCAGGCTCGCAACAATACTGAAATTCTTTAATTAATGATTTTCCCTTTTCTGCTAATTCAACATTTTTTTCATCTCTATAAATAATAAATGCAGATATAATATGATCCATTACTTCATCAAATATTGCATTTTGGGCAGGTTGTGGTAATAACGTACTTTCTGTTGCCATATAGTATAGTATATAAAATTGAAATGAATTTATTATCTTAATTTTATATAAAATGGCGCACACATTACTTTTTGTCGGGCAACCGGTCGACCTATATGTTCTACAACTACAATTAAATTCTATCTTGGATAGTACAGTGAAATGCATTCGTGAATTGATTGCTATTTTTCCAGGTGTGTACATTGTCATATTTAATTACGTGACTCCATTATTATCATCGCTCTATTATAATTTGAAGATTGACGATGCTCGTATTGTTTTGCCATGTGGATGCTATACGGTATGTTTTGTTGAAAAAGCACAACGATTTTACCGAGAACCATGGCCTTGGAGGACAAAGGGACCTTACACTCCAAACATCATTTTATACAAAAGAAATGCACTCTTGACGTATACGTGTGAATGGCATGAATAAATTAATGTAAAGTATAATCAAACCCTTGTTTTTTAAACAATATAAAATCATTTTTATAAATTTTATTTTTTATGTCTTCATTGTAAAAATATTTTATATCAATATTACAATCCATAATTTCATCTATATTCAAATCATATACATCATAATTTATTATATTATTCATATTTATTGTGCTATTTCTTTCATGTCCAAATTTTTTAATTAATATATCATCTGGAATTTTTTTATTATATAATTCTTCAAGATAAGTATAATCAATATGTTCAATATCAAAAAATTGAATAGTGTTGGATTTAAATATGGTTGTTGAATATCTTGCATCTGTTTGTGGTTCAAAATGATGTCTATTAATTAAATTAAATTTATATGTTATTATTTCATTCACAAATTGAGAAAATGTAATTGTTTCATATTTTTGGTTCAATATATTCCTATATTGTGTTGTTTTTTTGTACTTATCTAATAAGCCTGAGACAATTCTTTGTAAGGATTTCTAATAAATATTACAGTTTTATAATTTTCAATATCGTGTGGCAACATGTCTAAATAGTCTCTTGATATATGAATTTCATTTGTATTGTTATTTTCAAAAAAAATAAATATAGTTTAAACGTGACTACAACCACATTTTGCAGTCCACCCAAAAATTATTTTATGTGTAGTATCCACCAAAAAATACATATGTATTTACTATATATTATTTTTGATAAAATCATCTGATGCTTTTGTTAATGCAATGGATATTTCTGGTTCCATTACGGTATGCCCACCTGGTACAATTTTGAAATCACAAGTTTTAAATTTATCTTTTAATTTATATGCCATATCAAAAGGTGTAATCAAATCATATCGACCATTAACAATATAACAAGGTATGTGTTTTATTTTATCCATGTTGTTATAAATCGTATTTTTAGGTACAAAATAGTGATGTCCTTCATAATGGTTCCCTACCACAGCAAGACATTCTTGATGATGCGGAGACACATGTTGTTTTTTACTAAAAATAGAGACACCATTATCTTCACTTAATAATTCAAGCATTTTCTTGCGTGTTTTATTTGTTTTAGGTTTTTTCAACATTTGTGTTATTTTGCGCGATTCTTCTGAATCTTTTTTGGTTTTCAATTGTAACAGTCGTTTTAATTCCTCTTTTTTATCTTTGAACACGGTATCTAAGACACAGTTATTTTCGCTCAAATCATACACTCCTCTTAAAATAAGACCTGTTGTACGGTCTGGATGAGATTGCGCGTACAATAGAGCTAAAGAACTTCCCCAACTTCCGCCTGATACTAACCATTTGTCACAACCAATCATTTCTCTTATTTTTTCCATATCGGAAATTAATAATTGTGTTGTATTTTTTTCAGTATGGTAATGTGGTTTGGATTTTCCGCAGCCACGTTGGTCAAACATGATAATGTTGTATTTTTTGGGGTTGTACAACCTGCGCACACGAGGGTTAATACTATCCCCTGGACCTCCATGCAAATAAACAACAGGATATCCTTTAATATTACCGGAACATTCTACGTAGACTTTTACTTTTTCGCCGGAAGATAACGTATCTACATCTAAATGTATTTTTTTATACGGTGTAATAGAAGGATACATAGTATAGACATAGAAATTAACTTGGTTTCATACCATATTTTTTATAAACAATGAGGAGAATATTTAAAAATGTGATAGTAATTAATTCTACTGTTTCAACGCGCATATTTATATTTATATTTTTTGTTTAAACTATTTAAAAGACAAATTTATTTCGGTTGATTCATAAGAATATTTTTCATTGTAATTATAATGAAAATTGTTACATCGGTAGTTAATAATCCAGTTTTTATTGAAATACAATATTATACTTTACAAAAATATTTTCAAGGTGATTATGAATTTATTGTATTCAATGATGCTAAAGATTTTCCAGATTTTACAAATTACAATGACATTACAATAAAAAAACAAATACAGGACGTTTGCAAACAATTAAACATACCGTGCATAAATATTCCGAATGAACAACATAAACAAAATAAAAGTGCTTCTTCAAGAACGGCTGATTCAATGAATTATATATTACAATATCAAAAAAATAACCCTGATAAATATTTATTATTGGACAGTGATATGTTTTTAATCGATTATTTTAATGTAGATAAATATTCTAACTATGATTGTGCTGTAGTTTTACAAAGTAGAAATGATCATAATATAAATTATTTTTGGAATGGTATTTGTTATTTTGATATGACAAAAATGAAGAATGTAGAATTATTAAACTGGAATTGTTGTGAAAATTGCGACACAGGTGGAATGATGCAAGAATGGTTGAAAAAACAATTGACAACTATTCCGAATACAGATGAAATTCGATGGACAGACAAAGAATTTCATACAAACAATATTTATTTTATAAAACATCTTTGGTCTTGTTCATGGAATAAGAATAAATTACCAAAAAAAATACAATATAATATAAAATTAGTAAATTTTATAAAAAAAGATGTAAGAAATGTAAATGATAAATTCTTTTGTGAGATTTATGATAACGTATTTTTACATTACAGAGCTGGTGGAAATTGGAGAAAAGAAGGAATAGAGTTACATCAATCATTAACACAACAATTAAAACGTTGCTTATTGTAAAGAATCCAATTTATGTGGGAACACATAATTAGGATGGTCTACAGGTGGTAAATGTTTTACAGTAGACCAATTAATGTGTTGTCCATAACGTCTGTTTCCTACAGGATAACAAATAATATGGCGGGGATTACCGCGCAATGATATAAGCGGAGTTGCCCAACGTTCTTCCACCCCCCTCCAAGGTAAATAAACCATGCCCATAGGTCCATTCAGGTCTTCTCCAGTAAATTCTGTAATCATGACTCGTGGGTCATCATTAGGCCGTCCTTCAAACGTAATTGTATCTCCTAGTTTGAATACTTCTGTATATCCGGTCTCTGTATTGGTGTATCGAATCGATTCTTTGTATTGTTCCCAGCAAATGTTAACGTTCATCGTGTATTTTTATAGGTGTATTAAATTAAAATCAATTTTTTTTGTTTGTGCTGTAACTAATTCAACTGCTTTATTTACATAATCTCCACATGTAATTAAAAATAAGTTTGTACCTGCCATGAAACAAATGCGTTTGTCTAATTCGGTAAATACACCTAATGTTCTAAAGTCATTGAATTTGTACATTAAAAATAGGGAAACCAATACTTTGACTAAAAAACTGATATAATCATAGATTGCAGGTTTAGAAACAACCCCTATAATTACAGCAATAAGAAATAAAAACCATATCCAATTGAACAAATCAACTAAATAATGAGGTTGAACATCAACGATTGGAACTTGCATAGTATAATTATTGAAAATAATTATCAATTACTGCATTTTTTTTGTAAATAATAAAAAACAATACTGCTGAAATCAATAAAACAACATAAAATGTAGTTGTAGGTTTTTCTGTATCTTCTCCCCATGCTGTATATACATTGAATGATAATGGTATAGACTGAATTAATTTAACCAATGGTTCTAAATAAAACACAATAATCAAGCCAACAATAGTAAATGCATAGGTATACTTAGTTACATGGTCTTCTTTTACACTATAAATAATAAAAATAATGATAAAAGAAAGAATACAATAATTGACAAATTGTAACCAAAAAGTAATCGATTCTTGCTCTTCTAATAGGTAATATGTTTTTCGATTATTAGTTGTTTTATCAGAATATTCATGTTTTATTTCTTTTATTTTTTTCATAATGTTTTGTAATAACGTTAATTTTATCGTATTTATATTGTTACTGTACGTTTGTTGTGAATTATAATAAGCCAACGTTTCAAGAGTAGATTTAATAGTAGAATGTTGTTCATTCATCATTTCTTTTTTTAAATCTTCTGCTTCTAGTTTATATTTTTTTAATTGTTGTTGTTCGTAGACAACAGGACCATCTTTCAATTGATAATATTCTTTTTCTGCAACATCTACCATTAAAGGAGAATTCTTGTATGTACTTCTAGCACTAATTAATGCGGCATACAATTCTTTTAATTTAGCATCACGTTTTTCATCTGGAGTTTCAGATATGGCATTTTCATGTTGTTGAGCTATTTTATTTATTTTTGCATCTAATGAATCCATACTATATTACTTTAAAAAACTTTGTAGATATTCCTTAATGAGCAGGTACACGTGTTTTGTACTTTTTTACTAATTCAAACAAATCTTGTTTGTAGACAATCCAATAATAGCAACGCAAGCATACAATAACATCTATAATTGAATTGTGCAAATCTATCACAGATGTGTTAAACAATGTTCGGTGTAATTCATTCAACGTGGGCCATTTCATTCTCGGTAAATTACACATTTGTGTAGTTGATTTCATAGTACATACAGTTGGTTTAGTCAATTGAAATGGAATATTGTAACGTAAACATTCAGCTTGTATCATTTGAATATCAAATTGAATGTTGTGTCCAATAACTAGACTACATTGGTCTAAACATAGTTTAAAAATGTCATAAATACATGGAAATGGAAATCCTTGTTCTTTATTCATAGAAGGAGTGATACCATGAATTTGAGTTGATTCTTCTGAAATAAAAGGTGCTTTAATAATATAATCGTATTCCGTAACTTTTAGGGTTTCTGTATCAAACAATATAAAACTAAATTGGACAATATGAGGCCATTCGTTGACAACGTCAATCGTTAACGGTTTTTTAGGAGGCAACCCAGAAGTTTCAGTATCAAAAATTAACCACAACATTCTATTTCTTTTCTATTTAAGAAATACTTATATCAATTTTTATTTTATTGTTATATGTATAATGAACAACACCATTTTATTTTTACTATTATTATGTATTTTTTTAGTCGTTAGTTTAGGAATTAACTATAGCAATATATTCTCGCAAACAGTAACCAATATGCAAACATTCAATTATACACCTACGCCAATTACATCTAGTAAATATAATTCATTCGAATCCTACGAATTAGATTCAACAGCAGCCCAAGGTGTATTTTCTAATACACTACAACTAAATAATCATATTTTAGAACCCATGGTTTCTGGAAAAAATATGAAAACAACACCTGTTGGGAATTCATTGTCAAATAAATCGATTGGGTCATCCTATGGATTGCCAAGTTCAGGAAAAGGTATGAGTGGTATAAGTAGAACCAATATGAGTGCTGGTAGAACCAATATGAGTGGTATAGGTAGAACCAATATGAGTGCTGGTAGAAACAATATGAGTGGAATGGGGAATGCATCAGGTAGAGGCATGTGGTCAACGAATGGATATAAACCAAAAGATGCATATGAAGGAATAAACAGTAATGTGCATACATGGAGAACCAATCAATTAGGAAGTAACGACACAGCAAATGATAATTATGAAGATTCAAAGACTCCATTGGAATCAGAAAATTCAATACAAAATTGTGCTACTTCCCCATATGGTTGTTGTCCCGATAATGTAACACCTTCTAATGCATCTGGGTCTATTTGTAATCCACCTATTCCTCCTACAGTTACTGGGGGGTGTGACGGAACTCAATATGGATGCTGTCCAGATAATATAACTAGTAAAAATGTAGATGGAAGCAATTGCGAACCCGCGCCAACCAGTTGCGCAACTTCACAATATGGGTGCTGTCCAGATGGAGTGACGTCTAAAAATTCAAATGGCAGCAGTTGTAGTCCTTATCCACCAGCTCCATCGCCAACACCTTCATGTGCATCTAGTCCATATGGTTGCTGTTTAGATGGTATAACTGCAAAAAATGCAGACGGTACGAATTGTTCTACTATGAATTCATGGACGTATAATGGATCAAATGTATCCGGTGTAGTTGCATCTGGGCCTACCAATTCAGGATATATTATCAAAGGTCCAAATGGTAATGTATATGCTGGAACCACATTGAATTGTAAAAATACACAATTTGGATGCTGTCCAGATAATGTAACTGCTAAAAACGTATATGGAAACAATTGTCCATTACCTTCCACAAGTCCTATTGTTAATGTATATGGTGGTAGCCCAAATACAGGGTATCCTCAAAATAATGTTCCTACCTATGTACCCACACCTAATTGTTCTACAAGTCAATATGGTTGCTGTCCTGACAATGTAACTGCTAAACTTGCAGATGGTAGCAACTGCATGCCGTATGGAACCTCAGTAGGGGGATGTGCAGGAACTCAATATGGTTGCTGTCCT